TACAGTGGTACGGGAGGTAAGGGGGGAGGTTCTGCAGCCAACGGTGATGCTTTTATTAGTGCTACCGCTGGGGCTGGTGGCGGTGGCGGTGGCGGTGGGGGGCGTAAACAAGCAAATCAAACGTCCGATTATGGTCCGGTTGCTGGGGGTGGGGTCGGTCTCAACGGCCAGGGAGCCAACGGTGCTGCTGGTGTGAATGATAACAGCACCAACTCAAATACTCAAGTAAGTGTAAATGTAGCAGGAGGTGGTGGATCGGGTGGGGCCAGAGGTGGCCTGGGAACGACGCCATATGGAGTAGGAGGAATCGGAGGTCTTTACGGTGGTGGTGGCGGTCCAGCTGCTGGTGACAGTTCTAGCAACTCAACTGGTGGGTCCGGAGGAAATGGAGGGGTTCGTATTATCTGGGGTACGGGACGTTCGTTTCCTACGAACGCAGCTTAACTTAAGCAATTTATAATGTACCTTATTACTAAAGTATAAATGGAAATCCAGTTTATTATTAAGAGTGTTGACCGGAAACCAGAAGGGTATCCCATACAGGTAAGTAACGCTCTCGAGTGTGGTCTCATCCGTAAACCCCCAACCTCCGCGTATATCGTATCTTCTATGTTAGAAGGTACCGGGTATGCTCTTTACATACACACCCAACCCCCACAAAACGCAAACCGTCTCAAAACGTATGTAGAAGACCCTCTCGTGTTTGATGAGGACCAAGGCTGTTACGAACAGACCTATACTCTAATTGACCGGGTGTTTACCTCCGAGGCTGAGAAACAAGAAATCGTGGATGCGGGTATCAGTCTTCTTAAATCTGAAATACGAACCAAACGTGACGCTTTACTACTGCGTACCGACTTTACACAAATAGGGGATGTCCCATTCGATAAACCAAAATGGTCCACATATCGCCAGGCTTTAAGAGATATAACGTCTCAAGAAGGGTTTGACACCGGTTCAGTCACGTGGCCTGAACCCCCGTTTAGTCTTGATCCAGTCACCGTCTTGACAGCGTAAACAATTTTCCTCCAAAGTGCCTCCCACTTTGTAAGAACCAGAGCCACTCGTATCAAACAGACGAAACCCTTCGGGTTTCCCCCAGTTTAAAAAAACCTCCCCAAATAGTAGATATGTCGTACCACGTGACGAATGAAAATTCGTTTCTGGATATCAAGAATGCACACTTACGTGTCACGGGTAACGTCCACACCGACGTTTTGAAACTCGGGGCTATTGAAGTAGTGGCGGCACCGTATCAGCCCACGAGTTCGGAAGTCCTGGGAACTACCAATTTTACGAATGTCACGACAGGGGTCACGACCTCCTCTAACCTTATTGTTGGGGGGGTCCTTTCCATTGGAACCGTCGAGGTTATCGCCACGACCCATACCCTCGCGAATACCACAGCAAAGGGGAGTGTCACACCACACACGATTGAATTCTCGAACGTTACCACAGGTCTAATCACGACCGCCAACGTTTCGGTAGGGAGGGATTTGACCGTTACCGGGAACGTTTTGATATCCGACGATTTGACCGTTACGGGGAACGCCCTCGTTTCTTCTAACTTGACCGTTACGGGGAACGTTTCAGTCTCGGATGACTTGACTGTCACTGGGAACGTTTCAGTCTCGGATGACTTGACTGTCACTGGGGGTGTTACTTCTACGACTTCACTCATGAGTAATGTAGTCACGATCGGAACTACTAAGACATTTATGGTCAAGGTTGGTAGCAATGGTAAGTATGAGATCGATGGTGTAGATCGTCCCACTTTACAATTACACCAACACCAAACGTATATTTTCGACCTATCTAGTTCGACACTATCGGGTCACCCTTTTATATTTTCAGAAACCGCTAGTGGGTCTTCATATGATACGGGTATAACAACTACGGGTGCGTATGGAAGTACTGAAAAGAGAACGTTTGTAGTCCCAGCGGGTGCCCCAACAACACTTTACTATTTCTGTACAGCCCAAGCTGGTATGGGAGCTACGGCGAGTATCTCATCAACGGCTGAACTGATGGTTTCAGGTCGGGTTGAGTCAACAGACCTTGCGGTCACCGGGACAGGGGGTAGCACTCTAGGCAGTGGCACTACGGCACAGAGACCGGCGAACCCTACCCTGGGTACGATCCGCTATAACTCCACAACCGGGTTCATGGAAGGCTACGCAGCGGCGGGGTGGGCCCCTATCGCCCAACCACCCACGGTCACAGGTATTTCGCCGTTAACCACACTTACTAGTGGTGGGAATACGGTTGGATGGGATACGGGTACGAGGATTTTCGCGTCGACCGCGGCGGCGCAAGACGGATTCGGTTGGAGCGTCGCCATGAACTCAACCGGGACGAAGGTTATCGTGGGGGAGGCGAATGGGGGGGCTAATTCCCACGGTGCCGCCTATATCTTCGCCTTGAGTGGAACGACATGGTCTCAAGAAGGGAAGCTTGTGGCATCGAACTCGTTGGATAATGACAAGTTCGGCCACAGCGTCTCTATGTCCGGGGACGGGACGAAAGTTATCGTGGGGAGCATCGCATCAGACCCGGCCGATCTCAGCTCCGCCGGTACCGCATATATATACACCTACGATGGTTCGACATGGGGTTCAGAGGTGATCATTACGGCATCTGATAAGGCGGTGACTGACCGATTCGGTGAGAGTGTCTCCATGAGCTCGGATGGGACGAGGGTTGTCGTGACGAGTGAGTATGAAAGTCCCACAGACTATTATGGTGCCGCCTATATATACACCTACGATGGTTCGACATGGGGTTCAGAGGTGAAGCTTGTGGCCCCAACTCGGACATACCAGGACTATTTCGGCAGCAGCGCCTCTATCTCCGGGGACGGGACGAAAATTATCGTGGGGGCGAGATACGATGACACCAGTTTCACCAATTCCGGGGCCGCCTATATCTTCACCTACAGTAGTGGTAGTGGGTCTTGGGATGCAGGTACGAAGATTTTGGCACCAGTGGACGCGGACGGGACGAATGACAATTTCGGTTGGAGCACCGCCATTAACTCGGACGGGACGAAGGTTATCGTGGGGGCGGAGTTTGAGGACGCAGGGGGTGCTAACGCCGGTGCCGCCTATATCTTCACCTACAGTAGTGGTAGTGGGTCTTGGGGTGCGGGTACGAAGATTGTGTCATCGGACCTACAGGCGGGGGACGACTTCGGTAGGAGCGTCGCCATGAACGCGGACGGGACGAAGGTTCTCGTGGGGGCGCCGTTCAAATCGAGTCAATCGGGTTCCGCCTATCTCTTCACCTACAGTGATGGGGCGTGGGATACGGGTTTGAAGATGGCGGCCGGCTTGGCAACCGCCCGCATCGGCTACTATGTCGCCATGAACTCGAACGGGACGACGCTTATCATGGGGGCGCCACAAGAGGACACGGTTGATACCAACGCCGGGGCCGCCCATATCTTCGACTACAACGAATTAACCGACTCAGACTTCATCTTTGATTCAGCAACCCAGGTATTCACGGCTACCGGTACGGGTATTGTCAGTGGATCGACGGTACAACTGGAAGGTGCCGATGGAAACACACACAGTGTTTTTAATACGACCCCACCGAACGCTGCCGGGACCCAAGTGACTTTTAAAATTGCAGACGGGCACGCCGTTGCCTATCCAGACATTGATATGACTTCAGCGTCCCAAGGTGGGTACGTCGTGACTAGGAATGTAGAAGGTTCGAGTGAGCAAGCATGGAGAGCCTTTGACGGCTACCCGACCACAACAGCGTGGTTAGTCCAGAATGGTTACTCCTCAACTACCCCCTTCGGTGCCGTGGCAATCAGTGGTGTACTTCCATCATTTATAGATACAGTTGGAGATGCACACGTGGGTCATTGGATACAATTGGAATTACCTAATAAAATTAAATTAACTCGTTTTGTAACAACTGCATACGCCGCGTCCACCTCTTCGTATTTGATGCAATCATATGTTGTATTAGGGAGCAACGATAATACAAGTTGGACCTTACTTCATAGTGAAACTGACGCGGTGTTCACCGCCGGTGTTCAAGATGTCACAACATTATCCGGGGGTTCAACTAGTTTTTTCAAATATTTTAAACTGTTAGTAAAACGGTCAGGCATCCAACATATGCGCGTCGGGGAGATTGAATACTACGGTCTTTTGGATGATGGACGATTCACCATCGCAAATCAACCGTATAAAGTTAGAGTCAGCTCCACCTCGGGTCTGATCGGGACCAGTACTGCCGCGATTGGGTTTGCGGTTGGGTGGACCACCGCGGTTGGTGCGATTCAGAGCTTCGATATTAACTCGACCACGACTAAAACACTCGCGGGTACAGATGGTGCTGGTGTGTCATCGACTGGATCGTGGGGAGGAACATTCTCTATATCACCCCTGTCTGCTGTTCAGACCTTACCAGCTAAAGTGGGTGGAGGCACCCTCGTCCTTACGGGGAGTACGGGTGATATAACAGGTCAAATTGCGGCAGATCAATTGGATATTACAACTCCCGTAACATTCCGATTGACCGATAACGGTAGTGGACAGTTCGCAGATAGAGTAATCAATATCAAGGGGGTTAGTGCACTCTACTCCTTTAGCCCAAATCCGTTCACGTTCACGAATGCGGGTGTGACGGGACAGAATGGTCCAACACTCACCGATTTAACCACTGGGTCTGACGCGTATTCACCGGACTGGACGGGTTATACCAGTAATTTGAACGTTACGGCAGGAATCCAAGAATGGACTGTACCTATTAGTGGATTGTATGAGATCGAGGCAGCTGGCTCGAGTACGGGTTCGGCGTCGTATAGCAGTTCGATATATTATGGCGGCTATGGTGCTATTATGCGTGGAACCTTCGCATTGAGTAGCGGTGATATTATTAAAATACTCGTCGGCCAGATGGGGGAAGTTGGTAATCATATATATGACAGTGCTGGGACCATCTCTGGTGGTGGTGGTGGTACATTTGTAATTAAAACACCGTATAACTCAACCGGTTCGATACTGGTCATCGCAGGTGGTGGTGGTGGTTCTTCCGGATACAGCAACAGAGGGAGCTCGTTCGTCATCGGTAAGGACGCAAATACGGGTACCGCTGGTATACAGGGTGGTGACCCTCCTGGTTATGCAGGTGGCCTTGGTGGAACCAGTGGTGGTGGTGGTTCCGGTGTCAATGGTGGCGCTGGTGCTGGGTTTAGTGGTGATGGCGCCACGCCAAGCGGTACCCCCGCTGGGGATTCGGCTCAATCTTTCACGGACGCCTCGTACCCTAGTAGGGGTGGTCGAAACGGAAGAAGTTGGGGTGGTGCGGAGATCTACGGTGGGTTTGGTGGTGGTGGTGGTGGTGGTGGCTTGGTCGCGGGTGGTGGTGGTGGGTATAGTGGTGGTGGTTGCGGTCAATGGGCGGATAGGGGTCAAGGTGGAGGTGGTGGTTCCTATAATAGTGGTACCAGTCAGTCAAATACAATACGTACAGTCCGTGACCAGCATGGGTATGTAAAAATCACACAAATATAACATAAGCGTATACCATATGAGCGAACCCATCCCCCCCGAACAAACACCGGAAGAGTTTGCAGCTGCAAAAGCTGTAGACGACCGTAAAATTGAGGCAATGACGAAGCTCCGCTCAGAGCGGGACGCATTGATTCCCTCCACAGATAAATACGCCTTTATGGATTTCCCCATAAATCCAGAGACCCGTAAAAAATGGGGTCGTTACCGCCAACATCTCCGTGACCTCCCGGGTATGTCTTCACCGGATCTCGATGAAGACGGGAACCTCACCGGTGTTGAGTGGCCCCCAATTCCAACTCCATAAACCAATTTCCTCCAAAGTGCATCCCACTTTGTAAGAAAAAACCACCCAGTCGCGAAGCGACTGTTCCCTATCCAAGTGACTTCATCACTTAAAAAAACCTCCCCAAATAGTAGATATGGCCACGAACGGTATCCTAAAGTTTCAGGGAACGAACAAAGCTACGTTCGTCGGCGCGACTTCGAACGTTGTCATCGATACGGTAAAGTCGAGTTTGGGGATCGG